GGGCACGGCCGCCTGCATCGTAAGCTTGCACGGGGCGCATCACGTCGATGAATATTTCGCTGCCTAGCTTGGCGCTTGCTTCCTCGGCCATGAGGCTGGCAAGCGGCTGGATCGTCCACTGAGCAAGATGGCGTTGCGCCTCGCGCACAAGCGGCCCCTGGGCATTGTCGGCAAGCAGCGCGGGCAGAACGCCGAAAGCCGCCATGATGGAATTGCGGGCCGACGCGAGGCCATCGAATGGCATAGCGCCGCGCAGGTCAGGGGTAACGTCACTGGGCCGCCAATCGGTCGCGGGCGCCGGCGCACCGGCTGCCGTAACGGCGACGCTCTCGCGCAGCAGGACGCGACCACGACGGCCACGGAAGCCTCGACCGAGACTATCCATGTCCACGTCCGGCGCTTCAGGGAAGGGCACGATCAGCGAGCCAAGGGGCGCGTTCTCATACACCTCGCCCAAGGCCGTCTCGACGGCATGCAGCGTCCCAGCGGTGAGGCGTGCGCGAGCCAGAGGCGAAATGCCCGTCCACGGCGCGACCGGATCGGAAGCAATCCGAAAATGCAGCACCTCAGCAGCGAGGGCGGTTTCCGTGCGGCCGCCGCCAGCTTCGGAAATGCCCAGCCGATAAGCGCGCGGCTCGCCGTCTCTGGTGGACAATTCCCAATCCGAGCACGGCACCAACCGATCGCGGATCAGAAATACGGCCTCGCCTCGCAGGGCCAGCGACCGTGCAGCCATCGCCATTGAGCGACGGTCCAGCAGGTCGGTGCCGGAAACGTCCGAAAGCGCCATGGCACCTTCCCACAGGGAGATGCAGCTCTGCACGGTCGCCGTCAGCTCGCCAATGCCGGAATGGCCAGAGATATAGCTTTCGCGCGCCGCCATGATGGCAGCGGTGTAACCCGTCGAGCCGGCCGACCGAACTTCAGTTTCGGGTTTACGGTGGAACCAGTCGAGAATGCCCATCAGTCGCGCCCCAGCTTGCGATAGGGGCGCAGCAGGTCAGCGGCGCCGGAATATTGCAGGGCGCGGCCGACGTGATCGGGGCGCATGCGAATGCTCAGTTCGCCAGACGTTATCGAGCTGGCGAAGGCAGGGCCTTCCTGGCCGCTGACCATGTATTCGGCCAGCCGGCGATAAGCTTCCTGAACGGCCTCGGGAGCATCCTCTTCGCCACCGCAGATAGCGGAAATGCGCCAGGTGGTTGACGACGGCAATTCGATGCCGCGCGGGCTCAGCGCAAACGTAACCCCGATCCAGTCCTGCTCGGCCGGGTTCCAGTAGGCAGCGTTGGTGACAGTTGCAGGAGTGAGCGGCAGGATAAATTCGTCGCCCTCACCGCCACAGCATTTCCATTCCGCAAGCGTGGTGCCCCAGCGCCATGCGATCCATGAGTAGATGCGATCCCATACCACTTCCGGGGCGAGGGCCTGCGCGGCGGCGGAAAGCCCGGTAGGCGTCTTCGGATACGCGGTGACTTCCTCCAAATAGTCGAGCACCTCGATCATGGCCGCCATCTCCAGGCGGCTGAGCGCCGATAGCGGGCCTGAGCCGCCGCCTTGTCGATCTCGCGCTTACTACGCAGAACAACGTCGGTTTCGGGATAGGCAGGGCGCGTCACCAGGCTCAGCTCGAACAGCACGGCCTCATAGATCGTGCGGACCAGCGCGGTGCCTTCGGCTGGGTCTTCCTCGGTCGTTTCCTCGGCCTTGGTCACAGCCTCGGGCGGCGCGACACGAAAGCCCGGAGAGATGCCGACGATCAGGCCCGCGAGATAGGCGTTGATGAAATCCTGAGCCCAGCTTGTACGCTGGATGGCCGGTGTCAGGATCGCCGTAAATTCCAGCGCCTCGGGTGTATCGTTGAGGATCAGCGTTCCCGCCTTGCGCGACGCCAGAGGCTTGTCGAACGAGTGCCCAACAAGCAGATGCACGTCGCGCTCGGCCTGTTCGGGCCTCACGATCCATTCAAAGGCGTGCGGCGCGAACCGCTCCTTGCGCGGGCGGCGACCGTGACCGCCTGCATCTATCACGGCGCGAGAATTGTATGGGAACCGCCCGACGAGGCGGCGGGAGCCGTCGGCCTCGCTGTCGCGCAGCTCCAAAGCCACCTGATGCACAGAAGCCTCGTCAGCACCGCGCATCAGGTCGTCATCACGGCACTCGATGGTGCGCGCGAACTGCATTAATTGCCCTCGTCTACGGCCAGCTCGAGGCCGGTGACAAGCTGCAGCTGGGCGCCGCGCGCCACGGTCACGTCCGCTGTGGTGAGTGCCGTGAGGCGAAGCCCGCCCGAAGTCGCATCGCTGTAGGGATCGCGGATCAGATCGACCGCACCCCAGAGCCCGACGAAGGCCGGGGCAACACCGCCCGCGCTGGTCGAGAGCAGCACCGAAGTTTCGAGCGGGGGACCGCCCGCCGGCGCCGCCAGGGCGTTCGTTGTCTGCACCACATTGCCGAGCTGGGCTGTGAGGCGGTCCCATTCGGTGATGCCGGTGCTCGCGAACACCTCGACGCCATCGAGGAAGTCCCAAAGCTCGGGCCGGACCAGAGCATTGACGCCACCGGGACCAGCGGCCGCGTTCGCGGTCATGAAGCGCACCACGGCGGCACGCAGCGCCGCCCAGGAGGCTTGTCCGGCCGCATCGGTCGAGGTGATGCCATAGGTCGAATAGCCGGGGATCAGGCCCAGCGGCTGGCCATTGGCGCCGGTGCCGCGAAAGATTGCCTTGTCCAGCTCGGCCGCCATCGTGCCCGACATATCGCGGCGGATGGCCTGTTCCAGCGCCGCACCGGACTGGAGCATGGCCTTGCGCGACACCTTCATGGTGATGCCCAGATTGTGGTCGGGCTTGAGGGCCTTGTCGGTCGTCGCATAGACGGTCGGCCCGGCAACGGCAGCAAGCTCGCCATCTGCCCAGCCCGCCGTCACGCTCGACGTGGTAACGGGCCACTCGATGGCACCGCTGCCCACCTGGATGAGCTGCACGCCCATCTGGGCCGCCACGCTGCCGGGAAACAGCCGGTCAATGATCGGGCGGGTTGCGATCGGGTCGGGCGTGCCGCTGGCGATCGTTTCGCCGGTACGCTGTTCCAGCGCCATCAGGGGTACCGGAACACCGCGATAACCGCCCTGATTGCGCAGCTCGGTCACGACTTCGGCGGTCTGCCCGGACAGGGCCTTGCCTTCATCGAGGGCAAGCACAACCTGGCGCATCTCGAAGCCTGCGATCAGCTCGGCATATTCGCGATCCGAGCGGGCTTCGATCTCGCTGCCCGCCTCACGCCGCTCGCTATCCTCGGCGATCAGGGCCGCACGGTATCGAGTTTCATTCTGGCGGTATTCTGCGTCCAGGGTGTCAAGCTGGCGCATTTCGTCTTCGGACGGCTGATCCTTGCCAACGAGAGATGCGAGCGCCTGGCGAATTTCCGACTGGCGGCGAGAGATGGTGGCTGACTGAAGCAAGTGTAAATTCTCCGAACAACAATGCGCATGATCGCGCATTCCCGATGATTAACTGATATGCAGTTTACCACTATAGTGTTCGAGGTGCAAACGACAGCATCCTTTGCCATTTCTCTCGCTCAGGGTCGATTTTACCCAAGCCAATCTCGACCCGAGTCTTGCGGGAGTGACAGGCCGCGCAGAGAGATTGCAGGTTGTCCAAGTCGAAAGGCGCGCCTCCCTCGCGCAAGCCCTTGATGTGATCGACTTCGAGCCGGCCCCGCGAGCCGCACTCGACGCATTTCCACCCATCCCGACGCTTGGCAGCTAGTCGGGCAACCTTCCATCGAGGATCGCGATAAATCTTGGAGGCGCCTGGCCAGCGTTTCAGGCCCACCGTGCAGCTCTAGCGTTGCGTGTGGGCCGCGCAGCTCGTCGCGCACCCTCGGCGACTGCCAGGACCGTTGCGGCCGCCGCGTCGATACGGCCCAGCGAACGGGCTTTGGCGAGCTTATGATTGCCAGCGGGATCAACCAGCGTGATCGCATCAGAAAATGCTGAGCGGAGCAGCAGGGAGGGGACAGACTTCACCTCGCCGTCGAACAATGCGCGTCGGAATCGCTCAATGTCTTCGGAGCCGTCTTTCCAGCCGAAGCCGCGCCAAATGAATGGCGTGCGTTCAAGCCCAGCTTTTTGCATCGCCTCGACAAATTCGGCATGCCGGAACCTGTCCCCTACGATGCAGGCAATGGTCTGGGCATCGACAAGGCGCACCAGGGACGCCAGCCATGGGCCGGCTGGCACTGTGTTCTCACCTAGCACCGTCAGTTCGCCGCGTGTTTGCATCTCGGTGTAGCGTGCGCCAACGCCATCGGCCGCACCACGATCAGCAAGGCCAGGCGCTGCCGGAAACGTGCCTACGGCTTCAAGGCGCCCCGTCTCGGGCCAATAGAAGGCCGCCGCAGACATGGAACGCGAACCGCCCAGATCGACACCGAGAATGCAAGGCCCCGATCGTTCCGGCAGATCATCCGGCGCGACCTCGGCCGAAAGCCATTCGTCCACAGTGATAAGCACCGACCGGTCCTCGGTCGAAACACGCTCGTTACGGTTGAGATTGCGGAACGATGACAGGGCCGAGCCACCGCGAGCGATGGCACGTCGCGCTTGCGCAACCAGCCATTCGGCACTGGCCCCGATCCCCTCAACGGCTCCTGGATTGGCGATCAGCAGGCTTTCAAGATCATCGGCAGGAAGCCCGAACGGGGGGCGGTGCTCCTGCACAAAGGTGCCCGGAGGCGGCTCGTCCAGCCAGCGGGAGAAGGTGTTGGCGTCGTCGGGCGCACTGGTCGAAATAATCAGCGCCCGGCCATCGCGCTTGCCAAGGCCAGAGAGGATAGCGTTTTCGAGGGTATCGCCCTTTTCGCGTTCCCATGCGGCCCGTTCGTCAAGAATGGCCAGCGTTGGGGCGCCGCCAAGGATCGAGCGGCCATCGGCAGCGATACACCGGGCAAGCCCAGCGCCATTCTCGCCATACTCGACTTCGAGCCGGGAGCCGCGCCGGATCGTGAATAGCTCTTGCTCGGCTTCGGCCAGCCCCTCGATGAAACCGACAAGGAAATTGAACGCGGTTTTGGCCTGGTCCCGGTTTCGAGCGGCCATGATGATTTCGCGCTTGGGCTGATTATCCCAGACGCCCATGAGACTGCCCAAGGCTATCCCGGCAGAAAGTGCGGTTTTCGCATTGCCGCGACCAATGGATAAAAGCGCCACCATGACGCCCTCGGCCATCGCGCCGCGCACGAAGGCTTTCTGGTATTCGGCCAGGATCAGAGGTTCTCCAGCCTTCGGTCCCTCGGGGATTTTCAGGGTTTCAAGGAAGCGGATCACGGTTTCAGGATCTATTTTCCCCCCGATTTTTTCGGGAGAGAGAAGGGAAGACCCCGCCCTGCGGCGCACCCCCCTCCCACAAGGCCCGGCATTGGGACCAGATTGGAAATGTCCCGCTGCCTCACCCTCAAGCTGCCCAGACGGGGCGGGACATGGGACATGCCTATAGGCATGTGTCCCGTCTGTCCCGCTTCCTCCCGCCTCTGACCGGGACATTGTCCCGCTGTGTCCCGCCTTGTCCCGTGTCCCACTCATGCGCTGTAACCCTTCATGGACAGGCCATAACGATCGTCCGCAACCTCGATGAGTTCGCGCTCTACCAGGGCTTCGCGAACCCGCTGGAACGCCTTCTTCTTGGCATCGGAACTGTCGCCGGTGTGGCGCGCATAGAACGCCGCTCGCCATTGTTCGAGGCTGACCGTGCCGCCGTCGCTATGCTCGGAAAGAGCGGCTTTGAGACTGGCGAGACCGAGGCGCTGGCTTTGGCTCATTGACTTGCCCGCCTGGGCAGGCAGAGCGGTATCGATGAGGATGGCCGAGCCTTGATGCTGGGTTATGGCAAATGCCATATCCGGGGCTGGCTCAGCGTCCTTCATCTTCGTGTTCTTCATGGTGATGACGTTGCCGGTACGTTCAAGCACGAACTCAACATCAAGAGCCGCCTGCAAAGCAGAGGCGCCTCGGGCACGCCCTTTCTCCATGTGCCCCGTGTGATGGTGAAGGAGGATGACGCAGCCGGGATAACGCGCTTTCAGGTCATCCATGGCGGCGATGAAGCGCCCCATTTCCTGGTTGGAGTTCTCGTCGCCACCCCCAAAGTTGCGGGCCACGGTATCGACCTGGATCAGCGCTGGCGTGCCATGAACGGCGGATAGCCTATCCACTGCGTCGGTCACGGAGCGGGCGCTGTCAGCATCTAGAAACTGAGCTGCGCGCTGCGAGAGGAATATCGGCGCCGCTTTGCGATCGAGACCATGAAAATCGAACCAGGCTGCAAACCGGCGGACCAGGCCGTTGTGCCCCTCGCCAGCTATGTAGAACACTGGTCCTTGTCGGACGGAACGCCCGTGAAACGGAATGCCCGTTGCTACGCAGCAACCAAGGTCTACGCCAACGTGGGATTTACCCGTCGATGAGGCTGCTAC